AAACCGTGGGATTTGACGCGGGCGCGTCAAACCGTGGGATTTGACGCGGGCGCGTCAAACCGTGGGATTTGACGCGTCTAAGCAGACGAACACAAAACGCAAATCAAGCCGATACCGGGAGAGCGCCCGAAATGCCGTCAGGAGGGATCAGATACCGACCGAATATCTCATTCCTCGGCGTCCCGCACGACTGTAGGTGCCGGGGCATCCGAGATTTGCTTGATTTGGCCGGCGAGATATTCGAGCGCATGAATCGAGCCCATGCAATGGGCAAGACTGCCATGGTGGGGTGCCATCTTTTGCGCCGAACCGCTTTGGACGAAGGCTTCGCGCAATGACTCGATTAAAGCGATTACCGCCGCAAAGCGCGGATCTAGCCCCAGGCCGCGCAGGTTCGCGGTTCGCTCTTCCGGGCTTAGGCGGCGTGCTATTTCGAGAAGTTCGGCGTATTTCACCTGTCACTCCCTGCCGGTAGATGCCGGTAGATGCAGAGATACCATGCGGCGTGCTATTTCGAGAAGTTCGGCGTATTTCACGCCCCCATCCTCCCGATTATCGCGTTCTCACGCTGTTGAAGCTGAAATTGCAGTTGTTTCACTCGCTTATCGACGACCTCTCTGAACGTTTCATCTTGTTGATACCGTTCCTGGGCGGTTTTGTTCTGTGCCATGATGTTCTGAAGCACTTTGAGGCGGAGTTGATACGATTGCCCTGGCTTAATGTCCACCGGGACACCAGCGGACAGCTTGGCGAACACGGTTTGTTCGTCTTCGATTTCGCTTTGCGCGGCGCTCTCGGCCGGTTTAAGCAAGCGCTCGCCAGAATTCGGGTCAATGAGGTCAAACACGAAGGCTAGCGCCTCGTCGCGGTCGATTATCCCGTTGACATCCATTGCTAGCGCGCGTTCGAGCAGCGCAAACTTCTGCGCGACATACTCCGGGTCCAAGTCCTGAGTGTTATAGCTTATCACCAGATCGAATTTGCCTTGGATTTCGTCGCGCGACGCGTGAATGGTCTGTCCTTTGTTACTTCCGACCACGCGATAGTAGAAGTCGTCCGGCATAAATTGCTGACACAATTGGAGCATTTGCGTGTCAGCCCGTTTCCAGACATTCATCCACACGTTGGAGATGTGCTGCCGCAATTGGGCGGGCGTAACGGCGTCCTCTTCGCGGGTTTGGCGACCGAAGTATTCATCCGCAAAGTTGCGCACCGTGTCTTGCACCTCGCGCGAGCCGGGATCGTATGCGGGCGTGGGCATAAACCCGTAAGTGTCCGGTCTAACCGTCGGGACTTTAACACCTGGCCCCCACGCGGAGGGCGCTTCGCCGGGCGGATGGTACGAGGGCGGCAATGTGGCAATCGAGGACCGATCAATACGGCTGTCCCATTCCGTTTTGATTTGGGCCTGCCATGTCGAAGCGATTTCGCCGTAACCGCGCGAGTCATCAATCCACCGCGACCGGCGCTCGCGTTGACAATGGACAAACGGATATTGGCCGTGCGCGTAGTTGAGCAGATCGTGAAACGCATAGATGTCCGGCACGCCGGGGTTGAAGACGGTGTAATAGATGCCAGGCACACCTTCCGCGTCGGACAGTCGGCGGTACGCATGCACAACCTCGAAAAGGTTCTGCGTTTCGAGCAAGCCAGCGTAGTTTTGCCGCCGTTGATAGGTGTAATCGGTCGTCTCGAAGCTCATCCGACCCCGTTGCGTCTCGATCATTTCATTCACCCACGCTTCTGACCACCCGTGCGATTTGACACGCTCGCGCAGCGCCGATTCAGTGAGAAGCTCGCGACGCCAGAGCGCGCTCGCCTTCTGTAAGTCGGTTGCTTCGGGCGGGATGAAAAAGTCTTCATTCGGGCAAAACGCGACGAATTCCGGGCGATCCTTGATCATGTAGGGCCGCGGAAACTTCGCGACGCCAGTGGTGCGCAGGTCTTCGATCACTTTACGCAAGCGTGAGCGGTTTACATCGGGATACGCTGCTTCCGCCAGCGTCAGGGCGTCCTCGATTCTCTCCGGGTCCATTATGAGCACTGGCAATTCGGCTAGCTCCTCGTCGCCGTTCTCGCCGGCCTGCATCGCTAGGGCTGTGACCGTCTCCATGTCGATTTCTTCGTAGGCGAGTTGGGTCTGGCGACACCAATACACTCCGAGCACCGCGTTGCCGCGTTCGAACAAGTAGTTCGCGAGCAGTATCGCTTCGTCGAACGCTTCATCCATCTGCGTGTACTTCATCCAGCGCAGGAAATTGGTCATGCGGCTTGCAAATTGCGCGTCGTTTGTTTCGACGCCCGAAACCATCGTCCGCATTCGCGCCCAGAGCACCATGAGCAACGAGACATCTTCGTTGATGTATTTATCCACGAGCGGCACGCGCGCGTCGGAGGCACCTTCCCAGGGGAACACGTCGGTCCCGTAATTCTTCCGATGCTTTCTTCCATCGGTCGTTTGCCCGCGCCACAGACAATTGCGCGTGTCGTAATTGACTTTGTTGCGGCTGAAGATCGAGGCGTCGCGGCGCTGGACGGCCCAGAGAAAATTCTGCCGTAATTGCGCAACATCTTTCGCGGTGGAAGTGGATTCCTTCAGGTTCCTTTTCATGGGATCTCTTATTTACCGCAACCGCGCAAAATAGCAAGCGCGCGGGTTACTCACTTACAAAGCGCGAGCCGTGGGTTTGTTCGGTCGTCGTAGATTGCTTTTCTCATGTGTGAGTATTGAGTCGGGGAAGTATTCAGCATCAGCTTTATTGCATCCGATGGTAACGGTGTCAGCACCAGCTTGGCACGCGACATTCACTGCCACGCTCAAGAAGATTGCGTTGCGGTTTGGCACTATCCACGATTGCTCGGTGAGTCCGCCGAGTTGCGGCAGTTCCATTCGCGGAAAGGGCGCGTCAAACCGTGGGATTTGACGCGGGCGCGTCAAACCGTGGGCTGAGTTCATTCGGGCGCTACCCGGCATAATTGAAAATGTTTCCGGCCCCTAAAGAAACGCACACGCGTTCCGCCGACCTGAGTGGTTCAATAATCCGCCAAGCGTTACTTCGGAGTTTATTGTGGTCGTGGGGCACGGAAACAAAAGACAAGGGCGGTGCAGCGAACCCGGCCATCGCGCTCTCGCCGGGCGGCGTCTCAGTTGCAATCGTTGCGTTGGTTTCGACGCTCATGGCTGTCGCTCAGCTTGGTTGTTAGACCCCACACATCCCCTCGCATTCGTTGCCGAACAGGATTTGCTGCCCGTTGTCCGTGTCGGTGGAGAAGTCCACCTCGCGGAGAGGTATGAGTGAGTTGTGGAGGTATGGCACTCCGTGCATATTGTTGGTTTCTTGCTTCACTCGGCGGTAGTCCTCATCGAACTTCACAGCCGCCGCGAAAGCGTCCGGTTCTTCGGTTTTCAGTCGCCGCCATTCGGCGTCAGAGTGATACGGGCAATAGACGCACGCTGACCGTGGTGGCTTTGGCATCCCGCGCTTTTCCATCCATTGCAGGCATTGGTAGCGTTTCATTCTGGCGTCTATCAGCGGCCAGCGGTTTTCGATTCGCTTGTCGCGGCTGGGTTTCATCCGGTGCGCTTCGTCCAGGCTTATCCCGATCCATTGCACCACGGATTTCTTGGCGTGTTGCTTCATCAGTTTCAGGGCCGTGCGAGTCAGCGGCACTACTTTGTAGTCGTAGGTGCATTGGCGCTGGATGATTCCGCGAGTGCCATTCGGATTTTTGACGTAGGCCGGGATTACAGACTTTGCCCATCGTCCAGTGCCGTCTTTCTTTTCGCGGATTCGCAGCGCCATTTCCGTCAGGTTGCCTTTGCTCACGCGCAGCACCGGATACGGCAGTTGCTTTTCGAGCCAGTCCAGCCACCGATACACGCTTTCCGGTTCGGCGTGAGTGTCCGCAAAGATTGCATACGACGGCATCGGCGTTATTTCGCCAGCGGCAGCCATCAGCGCCATTACAGAGCTTTGGACACCAGCGCCAAGAGAAATGACGTGGAGGGCGTCTAACCATGCGCTGCATGCAACAGCCGCCCCGCTTTTCCGTTCGAGTGGTTGTTGGTTCATTGGTTGTCTCCTTTGCGCTCAGGCGTTGCCGTCGGCAACGATTGCAGTTCGCACAGCAGTCCGCATTCGTCCATGATCGGGGATTCATGCAGACCCGCTTCGGGGTCTAGTTCGTCGAGGAACACGCCGTTAATGCAGCACGCATTCGCCCATCGTTCCAGTTCGGCGCGGGCTTTGAACACGTCTGGAAAGTCCACGCGGATTTTGTTCCAGTAGCCTTTCCCGCCCTTTACGCAGCCGATACAGTTGTTGTTGTGGTAGCCAAGTTCATACATTGTTGGGCGTCGGATACCAGACGCCCGCAAGATTTCGTGAGCCTCTTGCTTCCCAATCTTTCTTTCGATGAGCGGAAAGCGGTGAGTGTGTTCTGGCAGCGATTGCACCACGCGCTCGGCACGGTGCTGCTCGTCGTAGTCGTAGCCCCAGATGTATTCCATCGGGAAGAGCGCGATGTTTTCTTGCTCCCATTTCTGGCGCACGCGCCGCTTGAGTGTGCGGGTGCATACCGCGCCACTTGGGCCATTGATGTATCTGCCGTTCTTTCGGATTGCGCCTTCGACGCTTTTCAGAGGGCTTTGCAGGATGGTGATTCGCTTTCCAAACCATTGTTCACAGTCTTTCACGAAGCGCAGCGAATCTGGATGTTGGTCATCTATGTGCGTGTAGAGTATCCCGTCGAGTTCGTCAGCCACTAGCTTCGTCGCCACCGCTGAGCTTGCGCCAGTTGAGAACCAGGAAAACCGATGCCTAGACAAAAGTCGTTGAGTCATCGCCGTTGTTTCGGTTTCATGGCCTTCTTCCCTGAAAACACAGACTTCACTCCCGCTACCCACTCGTCAAGCCACTCAAGAACAAGTTGCGCTCGCAGGTTATTTGTCGGCGTGTCGCCGAGGCTGATTCCCAGGAAAAACACTTCCGCAGGGCGATTCGGGTTAGGCTCCAGCGTTCCTAGCGTGTTAACATCGCACTGGCGCACATTGGCAATCGTACCGACCAGACACGCACATTCACCTCGGTACGTTGATCCTTTGACCCGCCCTAGAACGATAGCGTTGCGAAGCCCGACGACCTCATTCGGGGCCGATGACAGCACTGCCCAGAAATCATCCCGGAAAGCGCGCAAAGTGGACGGGCTCAGAGCAGCGGTGCTCAGATCAGAGACGCCCAGATCGGCACCGCGCAGATCGGCGGCGCGCAGATCGGTTTCGCGCAAATCAGTGTCGCTCAGGTTGGCGTGGCGCAGATCAGCGTCGCGCAGATCAGCGCGGTGCAGATCAGCGCGGTGCAGCACGGCGTCGCGCAGATCAGCGTGGCGCAGATCAGCGGCGTGCAGATTGGCGCAGGTCAGATCGGCTTCGCGCAGATCAGCGCCGACCAGATCGACGTGGCGCAGATCGGCGGCGCGCAGATTGGCGCGGCGCAGATCGACGCCGCTCAGATTGGCGCGGCGCAGCACGGCGTCGCGCAGATTGGCACGGCACAGATCGGCTTCGCGCAGATCGACGTGAGATCGTATTGCGGCTTCAACCGCGCGCCGCATACGGTCCGTGTTCTCTGCGATAATAACATCCCCGGTCTTCCTGTGTTTGATTTGGACTAGGTGTGTCTTTGGCATATTCTTACATTGTGAGGCCCAATAACCGGGCGATGTCACGCTTGTAGTATTTCGCGTAGCCATGCTTGGTTTTGCCCGCCCAATAATGGACTTCGATTTGTTTGTTCTCGATCAATAGCTTCAGCTCGCGATCTCCCAAGCCGGTCCACGCCTGGAATTCTGACCGCCCGACCAGCGCGGGGAGGCTTTCGAATTCGGTCTTGGTGAATTTGCGCATTGTTCCTTTCTTGGGTTAATACGAGCCGCCGCCCGCTACCTGCAACATGCCCGGCGTAATGTGCCTGAATCTGGCCAGCGCACCGTAGCGAATCAGGTCCACCGGGTCCTTACACGCGCCATGTTCACCGTCGCGCCCGGTCCAATTGTCCAACGCCCAACGCACGTTGAAACAGTCTTCACTCACGAACAGCCGCGGCGAATTCAGGATCGGGTCCATCGGTTGCTCGCGGTCCCAAAACAGCAGGCTATTGATCATGTTGATCCCTTCGTCTATCTGCACGCCGCTCGCCGGATGAAACAGCATTGGCGGCCCCGTGACTTCACCCGTGACGGGGTGTTTCTGGCTTTCGAGCAGCTTATCAATGAGACATGTGCCACCGCGTTCGGCTGCGTGCTGGTTACGGCCGGCGCGTGGATCAATCTGCCGTTCCCGTATATCCTCGCGCAACGGCTCAAGGTTGCCATCCATCACGGCACGTTTGATCACTACGCGCTGCTGCGGTTGTTTGACGTGGCGCTTGAGCAGGTCGTCCAACATCCGTTCGCGCGGTTCGGACCATACGCCGCCCACCAACTCGGCCACCGGCCGCGGCACGATTATCGTTTCCTCGCGCTGGAACAGGCGCTTGTACTCCTCGACGCCATAGCCAAGCGGGTTCTGCGCCGGACCAGGTTCGCCGTCGAATTTGTTTGGGTTCTGCGCTGTTACAGCCCATTCGCCGTAGCGCGCGTAATCGGGCCACTCGCGATAGATGTAGTGATCCGCCGGGTTGCCCGGTGTCACGCGCCACCAAACGCTGAACCAGTTCCGCGCCCCGGCGGGATCGGTTAGCATGTAGTTTGTGCCTTCAGCGGGTATGTTTCCCGGTGCGACGATGTTCCATTCGCCGAAATGTGGGAACGCACGCCAACCCGTGTCGCGCGCGTAACCGTAAGCGCGTTGTTCGATTGTCGCCGACGACGCGCCGCCGTATTTGTCCTTGATTTGGGTGTAGTGTTTGCCAAACGGATTCAAATCCGAGTGGAAATAAATCACGCGCCCGCGCGGGTACCGCGGCACTTGAATGTACGGCATGTGCCCTCGGGGCAAGCCTGGCACATTCACCCGATCCGCCAAGAGTTCGGCGGCGCGGCTGCGAAGCGTATGCGCCGAGTTGCCGACGATCGCTTTCATTGCCGGTGTTAGTCCTTTGACCGGCGCATAAGTCCAGACGAATTTTGCAGCGCGACTCAGCGCACGGCCCTCAAGCGTTTGGAACCATGGCAACGGCATGTTCTCATCCGCCCACGCGCCTAGAACCGATTCCTGCGTTGCGCCTATTTCCCAACCCTCGTAAGCGCCGGGGTCCTGCTTATACGTCAGAAAATAGAGTTCGCTCCGGTTTGGGAACACCACTTTGCCCTCGGTAAAGCCGCCGGCGACAGAGTAACGAATTTTGAACAGCGCATTGGCGCGGTTGTTCTGCGCGCGTATCTCCGGTGGTAGATATTTCCACACCAGCTTTTGCTGTGTCGCGATGCTCGTTTCCTCGCTTTCGTGCAGGCACCAACACACCGCCCCATCGTAACGCATCAGCGTTCGGACCAGCCTCTTCGCCGCATACTCGGATTTCCCTGCGCGGTTCCCGCCGAATATGATCAGAGCAATCGAGTGATTGAGCAACTCGTCCGCATCCGCCCAATGGGGCAACTCGAATCCATACCTCAGCGGATCAGCCAACGAATCGCGGACCGCCTTCGCACGCGCGCTCAATAGCTCGGCGATGATCTCGGCTCCGTCAGGCATTTGCAATAGGGCCAGAGCTTCTTCAAGCGTAGGCAACGGCAACAGCGGATGCTCGTAAAATGCGAGCTTCGATTTGCCGTGATCGAGCCCCGCTGCTTTCGCGATGTCGATCAGTGATGGTGCTGTCGCGGGTGTCACGGGTTTAGAGAAATAAAGGCGCGCCTTGTTTAGTTAATGCACACAGAGAGAACAATGCGCGCCCAGAGAAGCGCATACGGAATCCTTGGCGGACCGCATGCGTTTGGAGATTTTAGTGATGCGGCTAGTCGTCGCCAAAAGGTCCGGTGTTGATCCCATAACTTTAGTCGAGGTAACAAAAGACTGGATCATCCGCTTGCTCGTGAAACTGCAAACTCGGATGGTTGAAAAACAGGTACCGCGCTGCATTCTGGCGGCTGCCAGGCCACCGCTGTTTGTGCAGCACAAATTTCGTGTCCCACTCCTTCTTGAGCGCCGCCTTGCCCATTTCGTTGTCATATTCCTCACGGCTTATCAAGCCCGCTTCGAGTTCGCCTTTCACTTCTTCGATCTTGGCTTGCTTCACTTCGTTGCGCTCGACACTCACGAGGTTGTTCGCGTTATCGCTCCATTGCATCGAGCCGCGAGCCCGTTGTTTTATTTTGCCTTCCGCCTTGTTCAAGTGGCTCACTATGACGACGTGCATGCCGCTCTTGACCGTAAACCCCGCAAATCGCGCCGCAGCCAACCCTTGCTGCGCGTAATCATCGTCCGGAATTCCGATGCGCATCACGCTGTCGATTGTGCCTACCGTGCAGCCCATGTGCTCGCGGGCGTACGAAAACGCGTGCAAGAGATCGCGCCAATCGGTGATGCCGAGAAAGTCGTAAATGACCAGCCGTTGTTGCAGCCAATCCAACGCAGCTTTGGCGCGCTTCATCCCGCTTTCGGTTTCGTCCAGCTTTTGCACGCCGAGCAATTGCCGCGTCATAATGCCCAGAGTGACGTGCGCCGGCATTTCCATGCTGGCGATGCAAACCTTGACCGGCTCCGTTTCGAGCTTTCCATCCTTCATGGTTTCCCATTGCTGCTTTGCGAGCACGATGGCGATTTGACCGATCAACGAGCTTTTTCCCGCCCCGTTCTCGCCGATCAACAGCGTTAACTCATGCTTTCGAATCTTCATGGGGAAGCCGAACGGCAAGACCAACCCCGGCTCCGTTTGCGAGTGATGGAAGAGATAGTTAAAGTACGCTTCCGCGAAATCATAGGGCCGTTTCAGATGTTGCGGTGTGATCGCCAGGTGCCTTTCACTCACTCGCCGGAACCGCTCGAACGCCTCCTCGATCTCGGCCACCATCGGCTCGTTGACGCCTTGTTTGTCGAAGACTTTGCTTACGATCTCCGTCCCGGTTTGAATGGCTTTGCGCGCCAGGTATTTTTCCCATAGGATCGGCAAGTAATAATCCAGGTTCTCGGCACTCGGCACACACCCCATCAACTCGCTCAGGTAAGCCAATCCGACTTGCTCTTCGTCGTGGCCTTTATCCCGCATCCATTGCTGGAGCGTGATCAGGTCAATGCCGCGATTGTCGCGCTGCAACGCTTCAAGGGCGTTGAAAATGATCTGGTGGCGCACGTCGTAAAACACCACCATGCCCGCGAAGCGTTCAATGACTTTCGGCAACGCCTCCGTCGGGGCTAGCAGACAGCACCCAAGGACGCCTTGCTCGGCTTCGTTCGAGTGCGGCGGCAGCCGGTCGTTTTTGGGGTCTTGATTCATCAGGTATATCACATCAGTTCGTCTCGTCGTTTTCTCAGCTCCTTCACCCTGGCGGGATCGGTCTGCCATTGCAGCTCACACCGAATCGAATCGAGTTCGGCGGCGGCATTTTTGCTTGCCGTTTTTTTCGTTTCCTCCCGCCTCAAGCCTCCGAATCCGGACAGCTTAGCCGGCCAGTTCGTAACGGTTACTCCGCCGCTGGTGACCCAATACTTTTCACCGTTTGGGCCTAGACGCGCCTGCCCTTCGTAGTGCGCCCAGAAGTCCCGGCAACACTCTTCCGTTTTGCCTATCGTCTTGCCGTAGGCGATTACCTCTTCGACGGTTGACGGCAGCGCGATGATCAGGCGCGTAACTCCGTTCCCCCCCTCACACTCCCCCTCTCCTATCCCTATCCCTATCCCTTTCCCTATCCCTGCCCA